TGTATCAGCCCACAACATATATGCAGCAGTGGTACTAGGAGCAGAACCAGAACTGTTATTTGTTAATATCGCTTGTAAAACACTATTTATGTCTGATCTCACGTTGGCGCCAGTTGAGTTATCTATGACGTAATCATGTACTGGGGGCATTGATCTATCTCAAAAATTTATTTCAGTATATACCAAATAATACCTAACTACCACGCCCAAATCCAGTTGCAGCATATTTGAAATTTCTATTTACAAAACTAGAGCCATTTTTTATGTCGATTGTGAAACCTGACCCGGAAATATTTGACAAGGCAAAGAAATCTCCTGATTGTGCATTTTCTATAGTAATTCCAATATTAGGCAAATAAGCAGAGGTAGAACCACCTAGCTCTGAAGTGCCTGTAAAAAAAGCGTGTTGAAATGTAACTGCTTTGCTTGATGTTCCAGATGCTATTGCAGTATTTACAGTTTCAGTTCTGCTATCAAGTTCTGCTGTATAACCTAGTTGATCTACCTCGATTGATTGCGCCGGGTCGTCTGAATCCATCTGACATCTAAACCTAAACCCACGACCTATAAAAGTTCCATTTGCAAGTGTATTGAACTTGCTAAAACCAGCCCCGATATTACAGTTGCTACTGGATATTGTTGCACTAGATGATGCGGTAACAGTGAAAGTACTGCTACTTGGCACGGATTGAACTTCAAAATATCCATCAGTTGCACCACCGCTTGTAAAGTCAATATCTACGAAAGTTCCAATACTGAATCCATGACTAGATTTGGTAACTGTTATTGTGGTTCCAGATTGTGTATAAGTGGCTGAGTCTGAAGTTGCAGGGTCAGAATCTGTAGTTGCTACTAGGAGTTTGGCGTTAACATCGAATGCGGTGGCTCCATCGAAATCTGTCCAAGTATCTATATTTGCTGTTCTTTTATCAATCAAATCATTAGGATAGAAACCCTGTGTTACAAAATGGCGTTTTAATCTAAGTGGTTGTTTGCCTCCTAAATCTAATTTAGAAGCAAAATCATAATGACCACCAGTAATATCAACAGCACCTAAAAAATCAAAATCAGCAATAGCATCAAAATCCGCTACACCATCTAATTCATCTAGAGAACCTAAAACAAGTCCATTAACATCATCAGAAAAAAAACAATCAACTTTTTCTCCAGCAAAGGGTGTAGCGTCTGTGTCTTCTCTATCTGACAAAACAAGTAATTTGGGTACTGGGTCAGGTGTTGTTACAACAACAGAAGTCTCTCCACTACTTAAACGTCCCCCATCATCGCGAAATTTTAAAATATATTCTCCATCTATAGCCGGGACCAAAGTTTCAGAAACCATACCGGGCAAGGCGGGGATAATATCAACAGAGTTTGTAAATGTTCCAGTACCATCGGTAAGATTGCTATGCCTCACGACCACGTTTCCACCGTGGGTTACGTCAATATCTGTGGCTTTATCAAAACGAAGCCTAATAAACTGATCTGAAACAGGCTCTACTAGAAGTCCTGTTACGTCTTGTGGCAATGCAGTTTTTCCAACAGCTTCAAAAGTTAAATCAGTAGATGTTGCAGAAAGTTGTGCTTGTACGTTGTAGCTAAAGATTTGTATTTCATAAGTACCTTTTTGACTATTGAGTATTTCAAAGTCTGGCCTTGATACTCTTTCCGTTACATAGTTTCCATTTTCAAAACGATAATTTACCTGATATTCAATGACTCCTACAATCGGCTGCCAACTGATAATAATTTTTGAAACTGCTTGATTATTTATTGGTACGATCTTTTCAACAGCCACTAGCCCGCTAGGTGGATTTGATAATTCATTGAGAACAGAAACATTTCTTGCTGGTAGCGCCGTGCCATCTTCAATAAAATCATATTTACCGGGGACGTAGGACAACGCGGTAATAGCGTAATTAATACCGTCTTGCTCTTCAATAGTTATGACTCTAAATTTTTGAGATTCTACGGTTACGTTTGAGATAACCCAGATTGTGTTTACGTTAGGTGTTTGAGAAAAAGCAGAACTTACAGTAACAGTACCGTTTGAAACACTAGAAATTGTTCTACTTTCAACCGTTCCATCAGGCATAATGACCGATAAAGTAGCGTCCCCAACTGGATTACCCGCAGCATCTACAGCAAAATCTGTAGCCTCAGTATCATCTACGGTAACAACAGTTGTTGAAGAAACTGTTTTTAATCTACCGCCACGCCTTAGCCCGGCTCTAACTGGGTCATTAATCTCAATGATTGACCCCGGTCTTACGATCACACCCCCATCAATCGAGGTGGAAAAACTTACAATTTCACTCTCATTCTGTTCAGCAAAAAGAATAGCCCTTCCAAGACGCGCTGCTTGCCCTCTGGACGTACAAGCAAATGCCTTTACCTGTTTCACTATCGTACCGAGTTTTGTTATAGCTGTTGCGTCCTCGACTACCTCGTAATCAATCTCTTGGCTGTCCATATTGAAATATGAGACAGAAACTACGCTATGTCTTTGTTTTAAACTACTACCAGAATAACTGAAACCATCTTCAGTTACATTGCTTAAATTGAACAAATAACTTGCATCTTTCGGAGAATCCTGAGTAATCGTAATAGTACCCGCCGACCAGATCGGCATACACCGCATAACACCAGCAAGTTCATTTATAAGGTCAAAAGCCTCACTAGCAGTTTGAATATTTACGTTGCATGAAAATCTTGCTTCCTGTCCGCCAAAACCATCGTCTACAAGAGTATTTGCATATTTTGAAGCAGTTACGAAAGAAAATAAATCTAAAGTACTATCTGAAACATGATCTCCAAAACCATACCGTGTATCTGTTAATAAATCGAGTAACACCATAGCAGGGCATGAAGTCCAAACAGCAGCACCCATAACGCCGTTGAAAATATAGCCATCTGGATAAATTATTCTCCCGGTGGTGGTGTCTACTGACGGTGTACCAGAACTAGAAGCACCAGCACCCGGAATCCTTACCTTGATTCCTCTAATGCGATATTTTCGCCTTGGTATAGAACTGAATTGCTGTGAATCAAGACGTATAGCGTTGTATGCAGAGTTTGCGTATGTGCTTGCATCGTCAATGATTTCTGCAAAACTTGTCCATTGAAAGGAATCTATCAAAGAAGTATCTGTGCTATCCGCAGTAATCCTTGAAACCCTTATATCCACTGGAAAACTACCAGTAAGTGCAACTGAAAAATCTTTTTGGTATGTATCGGCTGTTCTTCCTGTAACGGTATCTGTATGAACGTCAGTGAACCCACCACTGTTGTATTGAACACTAATCTTAAACTGCACCGTAGAACCAAGCAAATCGCCCTCGCTGGTTGCTTTTTGTATCTGCGGGAATGATATTGTGACCTTTACCCGGTCAACATTTGTATTTGTTATTTGTCTAGTAACTGGTGTTGCAGCAGTGACCGTTACACCAACAGGGGTTATAGAAGAAGAACTCTCAATACCATCAATTTTTGTTTGATCTGCTGTACCAAAACGCGATGTAAAAGTTACATCTTGAAAATTAAAATCTGTTGTTGCTGGACTACTTGAACTAGCTGTTGCTTTTAAAATCGGGGTGTCATTAAGAAAAACGTCTTTCAAATAGGCATTTGTATATGCCGTTGATGTGCGGTCTGTGATGCCTTCTTTTGATGCACTTGCTGAACCCTCTATTTCTCCTTCAGAAACTAGGTCTAAAAAAGTGGCAAACTGCTTGCTGTGCAGCGTATCTGGTGTTCTTGTCGGTTGTCTTGGGGGCGGTGGGGAACCTCCTCCACCAGCACCGCGTATAATTTTTCTTTTATCGGTCATACTTGCACTTGCTCCGTATCAACTCCACCAGAAATTACAACAGACCCGGTGAAAATTTCCCCATATACGATAGGGACAGGTGTACCCGCCCTGCTAGTTTGTTGCGTCCCACTAAAACTAAAAGATATACGCGGGTCTTGCTCAGAACTGAACTCGGGCATTTTTGGTACAGGAAATAACATACCACTTACACCACTTAGCACCAAAGAAGCACCAATAGCACTTGCAGCTGTACCGATACCAGCATATAAACCAGCGTTAGCAATCGGGCCACCAAAAACACCAAAGGCTGTATTACCAAATAAACCACCGCCGGGCATCATTAAACTAAAACCTATCAGCGCTGCGCCTAATAAAACTTTTCCAAAATTACCACCAGCACCAGTAACAACAGGTACAAACTTAATATCAGATTGGCCTATTGGATAGTGAAGTTCCTCGGCTATAACTTCTTCTTTATCAACTAAAACTTTGTAATATCTGTTGGCCATATGCGCTTCAACTTGAGGAAAATTATTAACTAAAAAAGATACAGCCTGTGCAGTTGTAGATAC